TCAGGTAATGAAAATGACTGAGAAGTTTGGTCCAGTAGGTGAAGGGTGGGGATACAATGTAGAGTATGACTATCCAGCTAATGGTGATGTCATACTGATTGTAGCGAAGGTAAGTATCTGGACTCGTCTACCTGAAAATATTTTTGGTCCGATTGCTGGCAGTAGAACATTCTGGCACAAGGACATGAAACGACCAGCCGAAGACGCTGGCAAAATGGCATTGACTGATGCACTAACCAAAGGTCTGTCTCATCTCGGTTGTGATGCTGATGTGTTTCTTGGTAAGCACGACAACAAACACATGGCTGATGACAAAAAGTCAGACCTGAATCCATTCTAATACGGAGGTAATATGGAATACGATAACACTAACACTGGTGCTATATTCAATAGCAAGAGTGACCAGCTAATCTTAGTTGGTACTGGTAGCCTTAACGATGAGGGCGAAACCAAACGCATAGCAATGGTCAAAGATGTAATGCCTGATGGCACTACAATCCGAGACATCTATGTCAAGGTAGGTAGGCTGTGGGATAACAACAGCGATACACCAAACGCACCAACGTTTACTGGTGTAGCGGAAATCTCTTCTGGAGAAAAGAGAGTTGCCGCTTGGGTCAAGCAGACAGAAAAAGGTAATATTCTGTCCATGAAACTGACTGAGAAAAATGCAATGTCGTCCAATAATGATGTTGACAATGACGACAATTCAGATGAAATACCGTTTTAGGGACATAGTTTTCTCCAAAATAACTACATCCTAAAACATACTAGGAGGTCTTATACTGCTCAGACCTCCTAGTTTTTATCAACGGAGGATACTATGATAGAAAAGATGACCCACACTATCATTCTCATGCTCACTATCGACCTTGAATCTGCAAGAGAATGTCAGAAACTAAGCGAACAAGTATACAATGAGAACAGATGTTTCGAGGCATACAATATCTACAGCACAATACCACCTCGCAAGCCAGACAACTTCGAGGATATCATTGCTCTCTACATAGAACGCAAGAAGCTATGGGAAAAGTAAGGCTAGGTGTGGAGCTGGAAGTGAGGTCCATCGATGAAGGGTCGTCTATTTTCTTTTCGTCTTGTGTCGATGTAGTCATTCATCAAATCTTCTGCACTATCCGGTGACATGGTAAGTAGCTTGTGCCATGCCGCACCCCAAACCAAATCAACTCCAACTTCTTTACCAGCCTTACGCATAGCATCAGCTATGTTATCATAATCCACAATATCCCAAGATGGATTACTGCCATCATAAGCCATAAGGTCAACAGCGTGTGCATAACCATCTTCCTGAATCAAATGTTTGCTGGTCATAGTCTGTGATTTGCCAGCCTCATATAATTTTTTCTGAGTTTCTAGGTCACGAACACCATAGATAACTCCAAAGTCTACATCCGTATACTCAATCGCCTTCTTAACAACCTTAACAAGGTCAGGATGTACTCCATCCAGTCTATCCAGCGACCGTTGTGATAATTTAAATGCCATATCTTTTCTCCTAAAGTTTCTAATATCCCAATCCCTATGTATGCGAAGGTTCTCACGACGTTTATCCCAATTATTTCCCATTCTTTCGTAGCCCAAAGAATTTAGTCACTGAGCGTATGCCAAAGCTGGCGGCTACAATACAACCCAAAGTTACTTGATACCACTCAGGCATCGTTTCTAAGGCTCTGAAGCCCTGTTCTACAATATTCCTCCCCCAAGAACCACAGAAACAAAGAATCAGAGGAATACTAAATAAAATTACAAGGTATTCGTCCTTCCAAGAAGACTGTGAGCCCTTCATAGCCTCCAAATCCCAGTCAATATCTCCAGTCAACTGCTTCTTTTTTATCTCCAGGTTAAGTTTTTGTGACTCAGCTTTGGATTCTATCCATGTAGATGCCATACCACCTACAAGTTGTAGTGCTTTGAATATCATTTACCTACATCTTTCATTGCTTTTTTATGTGCGGCTGTGAATGACTTTCCTTTAGCCATCATCTTAGCCATAGCAACCATGTGTTTTTTAGAATGATGTTTCTTATGCTTCTCCATAGTTTTATTCTGTCGTTCGGTTAACTTAGCGTACTTCATTATTAGTCTCCTTACCTAACCAGATAGCAAAAGAGCCAGTCATAGCTCCAGTTACAACGGACACTAAGCCAGCCTGTTGAGTGGTAAGGTCAGGCTGACTCAATGCCCACTCGATACACCTTATGTAAACACAGGTCATAGCTAGCATCATCAAGCGTGGGAGGATTCGCCACTTGTCGAGCGTTTCTGGTGTCATCAGCCTATGTTTCCCCTATCGAGTTGTACCAATCCATATACAAAAGCTAGTAATAAAGCTCCTCCAAGTATAACACAAAGTATCAAAACGATAACTGTAATTATCTTTTGTCGCAATACTTGTTTATCATATATTTCTTTCTGTCTACGTTTGCGTATGTCACCTTCCATTTTAAGTAGTTCATTCCAAGCATTAACACCATGTCTAAACTTAATAAACTGCTGGAGTTCGTACCGCTGTTCTTCAAGTCGTTTCTTAGCAGTCAATGCTTCAACAGCTTCTTGTTCGATACTACCTCTGCGTGTAAGTTTAGTAATAAAAGAAGGATTCTTAGCTCTCTTCTGTGCGTTCTCGATATCCGATGCGGCACTCATCCATTTGGATAGGTCATTCCCCATACTCTGAATATCTTTGCCAACCTGAAAGGCACGCTTCAGCCCATTAAATGCTGTGTTTGCTGTTGCGACAGCCGCACTTATTGTTAATGGGTCAAGCATTTACCTAAACTAAATACAGTATCTGTAAAGACATATGCCCATTAGCGTTGTTTTCTATTGACCTCATATTTCTAAATGAAGCCTTTCCATTAATAGCGTATACGTCATAACCATTACCCGCAGAATAAGTTGAGGAGGGTGCTTGATGGTCTGTGTTTGAATGGACAAGTTGAAGTGAAGTAGCACCTGACATAACAATACATTTTACAGCTAAACCACCTGAACCTTTTGACATCACAAATCCTTGACCAACACATTCTGAACTATCCCCAGTATTACGAGCAGTGATAGGAAGACCACTTATGTTATAGATGTATGAGCTTCCAGAGTTTGTACTAGAACGAGCGTTTCCTCTAACCCAACACATTGCTAAACAGTAGTCACCTAATCGCTGATATCTTGCTTTAAGAACAACATAAGACCCTGAGTTTGGACTAGGTGTCCATGTTCCTGTTGTGCTTGTAACCGCACTAACGTGCTGGGTAACTGCACCAGATGGAACTCGTGCATTTGGAATTGAACCAGAGGTCAAGTTTGATGCGTTAAGATTAGACAAGTCTACATGTTGTGTAACAGAAGAAGATGACAGTCGAGCATCGGCAAACGTACCGCTAGTAATCTTTGATGTGGCTAAGTCTGGAATGTCACTAGCTGATAATGACAATCGCGCAGATGGCACTGTGCCAGACGTTAGATTGCTTGCCGATAGCGCAGTTAAATCGACGTGCTGCGTAACAGAACTAGAAGAAAGCCTGGCATCAGCAAATGTACCAGACGTTATCTTCGATGCTGGTAACGCTGGTATTACATTTGCATTGAGTGTACCAGACCCACTAATTACATTTGCTAAATCTCTTGCCTTTGTCATTTTGCTATTCCTTGTAAAAGTTTTCTTGGTCTTCTGCTAATCACATTCATGTAATATTTTTCTAGGTTGTTTCTAAAATTTACAATCCCATGATTTTGTGCCTTATAAAATTTGATGGCTTCGGTTTCTTCTATAAGTTTGAGATTTACTGGCTTATTGAAATAAAAGGACAAAATTGGTTTATCAATACGCAACTTAACTTTGGCTTGTTTTGTCTGGTCATTAAGTAAAAAAGCAGAACTAAAATTTCTTATCCAGTAATAGGGTTTTAAACCCCCAGGAACATACACACAGTTTTCTGTTTCGACATTAACGGGCAAAGATACAAGCTCTATATCTTTTACATCTGTTACAAAAGAATATGGTGAATGAACTTGTAAGTGAACAGTAGCATTAGATGTTAACGATTCAACACTGACAATTTTTCTTACCAAGTTGTGCATTAGGTCACTTGGTGGATGCTCATTAGTAAAATTATAATTAAAGTATCCCTGATTATCTTTGATACCAAATTCAATATCAATATCCAGAATAGAATTTGCGTAATATAATCTATTGTGAATACTTGATACTGATGGACATTTAGTTTTGTAAATAAGATTAGAATACTTTTCTATATTGGGAACAATACCTTTAGGACATTCAATATCATTTATGATATAGCCAACACTAGACGTTTTAAAATTATTAAATAACACTCAACTACCTTTTTGATTTGCTAAATACTTTGCTTTCATATCTGTCGTAAAATAATCTGTAAGCTCTTTCTTTAGGTCAGCATCAACTTCACCAAATACTTTTTTCAGTTCATCATCCCAGTTATAATCTTCTTGTTTCCAACCTTCTGGCTTTCGTATTTCTGCTTTTAAATCACCTTCTTTTTTTTCACCTGATTTTACCTCGGCATCTTCTGCTTCATAATAAGTGTATTCACCACCATCTTCCCAAACATTAGAACACATAAAACCACACGCATGATTGTCAGAGTTCCTAATGACATCTATTGAAAATTCATGTTTTGTTATTGTATATTTACTCATTTATTTCTCCTAAACTAAGTAAGCAATTGAAAGCATAAAATGTGCGTTTGTATTTGTTGACCAAGGATAAATACCTTTTGTAGAATTAAAAAAATTATTTTGAGTGGCATAGTGTTTCACTTCATAAGGCTGACGCATACCACCACTTGTGGCAAGACCTTGCATATCATTGAGGTTACGCACATCACCTCCGTTAATATAATACATTAAAGTTGAAGATGATTTTACTATTAATCTTCCTGCCCCTCCACTACCATTACATATTAAATCTCCAAGACCAGCATTGCGGTGAGCATTACCAAGATTGCGAGATGTAATTGGTAAACCACTGAAATACCAAAGATTGTTGCTAGTGCCAGAATTACCAGTTGATGCAAAATGTGCTGTAGCGTATACAATATCACCCACTCGCTGATAGTGACCATTTATAACGCTAATACTTCCAGTAACAACCCCAGGTGTCCATGTGCCAGAAGTATTTGTAACAGAACTAACGTGTTGAGTAACGGCACCGCTTGGCACTCTTGCGTTTGGTATAGAGCCAGATGTCAGATTGCTAGCATTTAGATTAGACAAGTCAACATGCTGATTTACAGAACTAGACGCAACTCGTGCATCTGGAACTGTGCCACTTGTAAGATTACTTGCGTTAAGATTTGATAAATCTACATGCTGTGTAACTGACCCACTCGACAATCTAGCATTTGCAAACGTACCAGAGGTTATAGCTGATGCTGGGAACGCATATCTATTTGCTTCGTATGTACTCATATTATTTCTCCATCAATAGCCAGCCCTGAGTATCTCCTGAGAATACCAGAGCAAATCCAGCTCGTTCTGTAGCAACTGTCATATCACTAGCATCGCCTTGTATCTTCTTTCCATTACGAGCCACAGTTAAATTAGCAGTATCAAATGTTGCACTCAAGTCAATAAATCTAACAGTATCGCCAGCAGTAGGGCTGGCTGGTAGCGTAGCTGTTACAGCTCCACTCGAGGTATCAACAAAGTATCCTCGACTAGCAGATACATTGAATGCAGATGTTTTTGTTTCCCAAGTAAAATCCGTCTCAACAGTTACCGAACCTCCCAAAGCAATAGCAGAACCATTGATTGTAATAGAAGAGTTAGCTAATGCTGAGTTTGGAACTGATGACAGTCTTGCATTTGGTAAAGTACCTGAGTTGATGTTTGATGCACTTATTGCCGCAACATTAAACGTACCAAAACCAACTATGTCTACCACATCGCCATTAGCAAGAGCAGAAGCAAACGTAACTGTATCACCACTTGTAACAGTCACATCTGTACCATTGACTTGTTTTACACCATTAAGATAAACGTCAACAAAACCAGCGTCATAAGCAAGAGTATTACCATTGGCATCACTCCCAGTAACAGAGGTTGGCGTCCCAGATATATTATAAGTAAATCGAGCAGACGTTCCATTTACTGTAGAACCAGCCGCCGCCCAACCAGAAGACTTATACACCTTCAGCTCATTAGCAGTCGTATCAAAATATAAATCACCAACATCTAATGATGAGGTCGGTGCAGAAGATGCGATTCTGTATCTATCAGCAAAACTGTTTACACCGGATATGTTTGATGCAACTGTATTTACAGCAGATATCGCACCACCTACATTATTTACATTTGTTATCGCACCAGCAACTGCTGTAATATTTGAGTTCGCACCAGCAACAGTAGTTATATTAGAGTTTGCACCAGCAACTGTATTTATGTTTGAGATTGACCCAGCTACTGTATTGACATTTGTCAAAGCACCACCGACTGAGTTTACATTTGCAATCGAACCAGCAACCAAAGATATATTACTATCTTTGACTGTGATTGTATTACCCATTCCATTACCATGAATGTAGCAGTAGTATCTCAATCCAGAAGATGGTGCTGTTGTTGCAACTTCTATCTGTATTTTTCTATCGCCAGAGCTTGCACCAGCATTGAAAGTCGTAGTATTTACATAGTTTGACTGTGTAGTCGCAGAGCCATTCAAAAAGTAAGTCACACCAACTTCGTATGCAGAGCTACCATTCTTAAATACTAATGGATGTCCATCGTTTGTTCCGTCGTTCTGATTGAATATATAAGTATTACCTCTAAACATCTCGATAGCTGGTGCATTAGAGCTATCAAGAACAAACACATTACCACTTCCAGGATTTGCAACAGTAACTGTATATGTTTTCTCAAGAGAATTAGCTAGAGATGTTATGTCACCAGAGATTGCCGCCAAAGTATTAAGGTCAGATACTGCGTCAGATGTACCGAGAAGAGCAACATTAGAAGCAACACCAGATACATTCGATAAATGCGTTGTATTTATGCCAGCAACTGTAGTCACATTCGATGCTATGTTAGCTACGCTTGTTACATTCGATGATATTCCAGCAACAGTAGTAACGTTACTTGCAATCCCAGCAACAGTTGAAACATCTGCTTTGATATTTTCAACAGCGGCAACATCACTCGAGATACCAGCAACAGCTGTAACGTCACTAGCTATGCCAGCAACTGTTGTAACGTTAGCTTGAATCCCAGCAACTGTCGTAACATTACTAGAAACTCCAGCAACTGTCGTAACATTGCTCGATATACCAGCTACAGTCGTCACATTCGCCGCTATACCAGCCACAGTGGTTACATTTGCACTTATACCAGCAACAGTATTTATGTTGGCTGACTGCGTTGCTACAGTCGTTACAGAAGATATGCTTGGTCCAGCTTCTGGCACACCAGTTGAAGCGTTAAACGCAAGAACTGTACCTTTTCGTGTATCTTTCAAGGGTAGTTCTGTTGATACAGCATCATCAGATTCTTGTAATCTTAATCCTCGCTCTGCAGTATCATCCACATCAGCATGAATTGCTATGATTCTATCCAGTTCTGTATTCAGAGAAGAAATATTAAAAGCACCAGAAGTAGGAAAGTCAGTAGTTCTCTCAAGTGCAATCGCTCTTACAATCACAACAGTCGAGCCACCACTAGCACCAGTCACACTCATCGTAACTGTACCAGTTGAGCCGTTACCTCCTGATACTGTGTAGTGAGTGGTGATTGTTTTGAGCGTATTATCTACAAAAACTCTAAGGTCTGCGTCTGCAAAGAACTCAAAATTAACTGTAAACGATGTCTGTGTTGCACCCTCAGATACAGTATACGATACTCTAGGTGTATTATTTGAAACTGATATTGTCATGTTTTACCCCAATCTTCCAGCAATACCACGGCTCATGTCATTTACATAATCTCTTAGAAACCATAACCTAGCTCCAGGTAAATTGCTAATAAATTCTTTTGCACCCTCTCCATAATCGCCATCCATAAACATTTTCATAGACTTCAGCAAGTCAGCTGTAATGCTTACACCACTACCACCGATACCAGCAATAGCATCGACATAGCTTTCTTCTTGTGGAAATTTTGGACTTATCATTCCCATTCCAATGTCAGGTCCACCAAGAGCCATTGATGTATGCATAGCAGTATAGAATGTATCAGAATACAACGCGGCAAGACCTGACATATCAAAAGCTCTAGCCATTTTATCTTCAAGAGTCATCTGCTCGAGAACAAAAGGATTACTGCGATACTTGAGTTGCATACCCATATAAGCTAATCCCATTGCGGCAATGATTCCGGTCAATCTATTTGTTACTTGGTCTTGAGCGTACAGCGTTGTTATCTTGTTTAGAGCGGCGAAAGAATAAGAATAAAATTGGAATGGTAATCCAAGCATTGCATTTTCTATTCTAGCATAGCCTTTAATTCTTTGGTCTTCAGTAAGTCTCATCAATCGTCCGATAGACATTGGAACATAGAAGACACCATCAACAGCAACAGGCTTATCAGCTGGCGAACCCATAAGAACTGTATTCTTTACAGTAGCATTTAGCGTTCTTCTAAATATCTGCGTAGCGTCTGCATCATCCCACGCTTCTGAGTTAGCAAGATAAAAACCATCAGAATCCTCAATGAATCCTTTTTTACGCATGTTGTTAATTTTTGTTGCATCTCTTTTGTTGATTCCATTTTTCAACAACCATTTTATTTCTTTATCTTTTGCAGTACCATTAGCCATTTTGATAGAGTAGTCAATGATTGTATGACTGTTTGCCATTGATGAAAACATTTTAAAGGTACGAGTCATTGGACCCAGCAAGTTAAGCTGAAAGAAAACATTCTTTGCTTTTGATGTCCATGTGCTTTGGAATGGGTTGTTAAGCATGTCTTCCATAAGACGCAAGTGTACATCACCTTTGAGTATCTCGAGCATCTCACCAGATAAACGAGCCTCCATAGCGTTCATCCGTACTTTCTGATTATCGAGAACACGAATGAGCTGACTAAATAACGGCTTCAAATCATTAGTCATCATTACAACGGCGGCATCAGGTAGTGTAGAAAAACCAGCACTGCCAAGATAGTTGAGAGTAGCAAGGTCTTTCATAACAGTTGCTATTCTTAGATTAAGAGCTTCTGGATTCTGTAGAACAACGCCAGCAACTCTATCATAACTATGTAAAAAATCTCTGCGTAGTTTGTTTACTGATTTTTTACTTACTCCTCGAGCTAGTTCTTTTGATACCAGCTCACTAATAACAATCTCAGGGTCTTCAAAATCAAATGCTTTATAAAACTCATACTGCGATGCAGTTCTGTTTGTGTATGCCATCATAACTTGAACAGGATTTGTAATAATAAAATCTTTTACAACTTCATTTGGAACATCAATATTTCTATGTTTGAAATGCTTGGACTGACCAAAACCATAAGACATAGTTTGGAATGGGTCGCCCTCACCGAGTATAGCTTCGATAGCTTCATCAGCTCTCTTTTCTAAATCTGCTTCATTAACAGCTAGTCTTACATATTCTTTACTCATAAATGTTCTAGCTTGTGTGCCAGTCAAATCTTCACGCGCTACTTTTTTACCATCCTTTGCATAGCGTTTGACATACGCTATCTGCTCTGGATTCTTTCGGAACTCACTAATAAGTATTTGTTTAAATGCCTGACGCTGTTCTTTAATTTTATTTTTATTCCAAAATCGTGGAAAGAAACTATCTTTACCAGCCTGTGTATTGTATGTTGCTTCACTTGGTGTAAGCTCCATAGCTCTGTCATTCTTTTGTATTTCTTTAGCTAACTTATCTTTTTGAAAATTTAGTTCTTCGATTAAGTCTTTATTGTTACCAGCCTTTGCAAGTCGTTCGTTTATACTTTCAATACGTCTTGCCGCTGTTTGATTTCTTGCCATCAAGTTTTCTTTTGTTGCAAGATGACCAGTCTTCTTCAGTCTATCTTCCCATGTTTCAAAAAACTCGTTCCAACTACGAACAGCTTTTTTCTCAAGTTCTGTCATACTCAAACCTTTTGGGTCTGCTAAACTCTTCTTCCAAGTTTCTTCGAGCCAACCTTCGAAACCTTTGCGTCTAAATAAATAATCAAACTTTGCCTCAACTGGTTTACCCTTGCCAGTTATCTGACCATAGATATCTAACAGTTCATCATATCTTCTGACCCATTCTCCTTCGTATGCAGAAGCATTTATATATACACTATCAGGAGCTTTCATGCCGTTCTGTTGAGCCTCGAGTGCTGTACCATGGTCACCAATCAAACGTATCATAGCTAACTTAGACTCTTGAGAATATTCTTTTGATTGCAAAACTCTTTTGTATGGATTCGTAACACCTTTATAAAACCAGCTCTTAGTAAATAAATTTTCTGCTAAGTTAAAATTATTTTTTATATTTCCTTTTGTATCTTCAAGAGTTCGTAATTGTTTTTCTCCAGCAAAATATTTATTCATTGCAGATAAATTATCTTTTGTTAAACGACCACGTAAGTCAGCTTCAGTATACAGAGGTGTACCATCTTTACGTCTTCTTGAACGCAGATAATCAACAGCACCATCTCGTGTAGATAGTTTGTTTACATCAGCATCAGAAAGCTCATCCATTCGTAAGCTAAAAAACTCAGGTGTAGTTATACGTTGAGAACGTTGCCCAACGAGAGCCATTTGTTCAGCGTCAACAGCATTTGTTACTCTTGCCATCTCAGATATCTCTTCTTGAGTTTTAAATATTGCATTTACTCTGACATTCCCAGCAACAGAAGTTAATCCACCAAGAGTTGCACCAACAAAAAAACCAGCACCAATGTTTACCGCTGACTCAACTCCAGTAGCTGAAGGGTCAAACAGCTGACGACCAACCTCGATAGGAGCTTGGATTGCCGCAACACCAAGACCAACTCTACCAGCAGAACGAAGAACGCCAAGAGCTGGGCCGCCAAAAGGCAAAGCAATAAGATTGAGTGGGTCAAACAAACCAACAGTAAACTGTGCAAACAAAGAAGAGTTTGCTAATATCTGTCTTCTTCTCTGCATAGCATCAACCTGTGCTTTCAAATCATTCAGGTGATTAATGTTTTTTGCATCTTTAAAATCATTGTAATACTGCTCATACTGAGTTCCTTTTATCTCATCCATGACATTCAGAGAATCATCAAAATCAACATCTCCATATCTTGATTGCAGATATGCCGCGTTAAGAAAAGATTTGTAGTTGTATCCAATACTTGCACTTAGCGTCTCAGTCCATGTAGGAGCAGAAACAACTCTATCTATTGGTCTTGTATTGAATTGATACTCAGGTTCATGGGCATATATTCTACCTTCAAGTTGTCTCATTTATCGTCCTCTTTGAGAAACTCACCAGTTTTGCGCCAATGTCTAAACTCTTTCATCGATACTTGTGCAACCTCTTGCTCACTAACAATAAAACTTAACTCGCTATTTACTCCAGTAGTTAAGAAAAAAGTAACATTGTGCTTATCTGCACCCAGCATATTTTCCTGAAAAGAATCAGTTGAAGAGAATTGTGAAGGAGTAAGCCAAGCTTTCTTTCTACCTACATTGTCCTCCCTATCTCCACGAAAACTAAAAGCAGAAACAAGACCAGCAAAAAAACCAGCATCTCGAGATTCAATTCCATCACGGTCTCCATCTCTTATGCTATAGTCTCCATAGGTTTGAAGTTTTTCTTGAACGTACTCTAAAAAACTATCTTTCATTTCAGGTGTATTGAACAATCTATTCATGGCAAAAGGTGACCTAATGTTTCCATCAAATGATACTGACTGAGGGTCGAGAACAAAGTCTTCAGTAACAGGAAAAAACTCTGTCATTATTGCTTTTGTTTCTTGCTCTAAATCATCTAAATCAACTTCTGCATTTCGATTTCTATAAATAATATGAGGCATTGCATTAAGAATACGTTTGTAAAAAAGTGTATCTTTACCACCAGTATACTTTGCGATTTCATCTTTCAATGCGTTTTCTGCTTTCTGGAAAGTGTCCTCACCAGTGATAGCTCTTAACTTCATTTCATACTCGTTACTATTACGATAGGTTCTTTCATTAGCAAGGACTTGAGATATAGTTAATGTGCCACCAGCAATCTGACTTATCTTAAAAGCATTTTGTATTGCAATAACATCTTTCTCTAGGTCTTCATCAAAAGAAAATAAATTGAACTCAGTATATCTAAAAGCACCATCTCTATCTCGTTCAGTCATAAGAGTAGTACCTTTGACAATAAAATCTAAAAACATGTTTGCTGGACCACTTGCAACCAGACCTTTGCGTGTGTCTTTAATTAATTCTTTGATTGATGTAGAAACAATCTGATTATTTTTAAGCATTGAATCAACAGCTTTTCTTATATTGCTATCTGGATTTGCAAATTCACGACTTAATAATATTTGTCGAACAGACATTCCTTGAAGAGCTGGGTTATCTTGTGCTAGAGCCAGAATATAAGAATCAGCATTGTCTTCATTTTCCTTGCCTCTCTCTACTGGTTCGCCTTCTCTTATTGCTCGAGTAAATTGTTCAAGTTTTATCTGTTGTTTCTCTGCACTTGCAAGCTGAGTTGCATTATTTATTTCAGACTCAAGATGGCTGTTTACCATTTTTCTTGCATCAAAATCTAGATTAGGTGTACCTCCCTCAACAGTCTCAACACCCCCAGGTCCAACAGCTCTTTCTTTTGTAAATAAAGGAACAATATCTTGAACAGCTTTCTTCTGTCCAGATGTCATGTTTGGAATGTCTGGCATTTTACCAGACTTGATAGCTGAGATAACTCTTCTAAGTTCCGCTGTATTTAGTCTGCCGTTTTCTGTAAAAGATTCTATGAGATTAGATGAAACAGAAGAAGCAACTATCTTATCTATTTGTGTATCAATTTTATTTATCTCTGGTTGAGTAAGTATTGGTTTCTTTGACCTGACAGTTTCACCATCAACAGTCTTTTCTACAAACTCTGCACCTCTTGTTCTTATTTCATTCTTGAGTTTTTGCGCAAGTTCAATCTTTGATGGAATGTTTGTGAGAGCGTTTAGGTCTGCTACAAACTTATCTTGTCTTTCTCCACCAAGTAAAGATAAATAATCAACTCTCTGATTATATGCTTGCTCACCAAGAGATTCTATAAGTTCAGATTCGTTTGTTGCAGTCTGCTGATTTACATAATTATTAATAGCATTTTGATTTGCTACCATCGATTTTACAGCTGAATTTAAATCACTTCGACCTTCTTCATAAGCAGTAACATGTGTGAGCATTTCTCTTATTTGTTTATTATGTACTGCGGAAACACCTTCTATATTTTTGAAGGCGGCACCATTAGCAACCTGAACTATTGTCATGTGAGGCTTGAGGTCTGTTTCACTATATTGACGAAGTATTCCTTTTATTCTGGCAACAGCTATATTTGACTTGTGACGTTTCTTAAATTGATTTGCGTTTTCTGCCTTACCACCAGTAAACTGATGGTCACTATTAGATGTGCTATGAATATCTTTTAGCTTATCTCCAGTTGGATTATCAGCTTCTTTTATTAATTTTTGAACTGTAGAGTGGTCACTTGTTTCAGCGATTGATTGCTCATTTTGTACAAAGCTCGTTTTAATACGAGCATTATTCATTGCACCAATCTGCATTTGATTGTTTGCTTGACGTATAAGTAAAGTATTCCGAACTCCAGAAGTATAAGAAGTTCCGTAGGAAAGTATTTTGTTTTTATATTCGCCTTCATACTTTGAAGCTAGCTCATCGGTAAACTCCTCGAGCATTGCACTTGCTTTGCCCGGATTGAGTGGGAACTTAGCTTGAGCATTTGCTCCTTGCTCACGAAACTTTGTTTCAAGAATAAGACCAAATCTTTTAGCGGCTTCTGACTTAATAACATTTTGAGCAATCATACCATAGCCTTTAGCTGGTAAGTCTGCCAGCAACTCTGTCATTACATTCTTTGCTTTACCAGTCTCAGGGTCGATACCAAATATTTGGTCATCACTTTTGCTAGAGATGTAATCACGACCACGCTCTTCTGCTTGGTCTGCCGCAAACTTAAATGCATCGTTTGACATTTTACTTACAGCATTTGATATCTCACCAAGAGAATTAGCGACACTCATGTCAGCTCGGATTACTCCTATCTCACCAGTTCTTACTTGTCTTCTATATTTTGCAACCATAACAACCTACATGCTTCTATAAAAATCACCAGCTCCACCAACGATTGTACTAAGTGCAGAAACTTGAGATGCTCTCAATGCGGCATCACCAGCACGTAATGCTCCCAACCTTCTCAATCGAAGTTGTTCCATTTGTGCAAGACCTTGAAAGTCTAGTCTTTTTATATCGGAACTAGCTAATGACTTTTGAGAATCCTTAAATGCTTTCAATGACCTATCATCATCTCTATTCATAAAAGCAAACTGCGCTTCATTTACTTCTTCTGCTTCATCAAGCTGGTCAAGAATATCATTGTGCGCTTCCATAGTTTGTATCTTACGCTGTACTCTTTCTTGTTCAAGCTGTGCCGCTTCCATTTCTTTCTGTCGTTTTATCTCTTTACCTCGAGCAATCGTTGCGCTTGCGCTTAGAAGAGAACCAGCAAAACCTAATATTGCGAATGGATTCATTAGAATGTTACCTCTGCTACCAATGAGTTGACTTGTAATGACAACGGAGCTGACTGACTTATTGTTACTTGTGGGTCTTTAGAATATCCCAACAATCTAAATTCTTTCTTGCCAGTTACAGCTTGCCTTGCCAAACTTAAATCATCAGTTACCTGACGAATAATTAAATTATTACTATTTACAGATACTGACAATGTATTCGACAAATCTAATATTACTTTGTTCATGCTTCTTGGCTCTCCAGTCATTGGACCTTGTTGTGCCAGTGTATCGATTGGATTGGTTTTTAAAGTTACATCAAACTTGAATCCTATTTCTGCTGATGAAAGAGAGTTGTCCACAGCTGATACATCGATGTTCCCACCAGCCACAGTAAACTGACCAAGATAATGAGTGCCAGAGACCACATCGAGGACTGCACCGTTAGCAAAATCAGAACTGACGGAGAAGACTCCGTTAGAGCCAGAATATGTTTTAGCCATATCAGTATTAAAGCTACTGTCAAACTCACATAGAATATATTTATTTGTACCATCTCCCTTATCAAACTTAACTACAGCATACACTCTTGTATCGACTGTGCAAATAGAATGAAATGTTCCTTGACTGGTAAACTGTGTCCAGCCATATCTCTGTTCACCTCTGTTAGAATTGAAAACACCAAGAGTTCCATTGGCATCTACAAGAAAATAATAACTTTCAGCTCTGTCTATACCACCAGCAAGAGTGCTAGCTTGTATAGGATTTTGTATCAAATGAGAGGCGAGGCTTGATATCGGTTGTCCAGTATAAGCATTTTGTCCGTCATCAAACAGCATCTCTCTTACTATCTCACCTGAACCTTGAACATAAACAGTAGCACCATCAAACACATAGGGTCTTACGAAAGAAGAACCAAAAGGTGTCTGTCTTTTGATTGTAGCATTTGTAGGGGTTGTAGGCTTCTCGACAAAAGCTGGCACAATAAATTCATCAGTAGATGTAAATGCTTGTAGGTCTCTGTTTGATACCAGATGTTTGATTGTATTTACTTCTCCGATTGCCGCACGAATATCAATAGAGTCATTATCACTACCATCGCCTATATCAAAATTAAAAAACTGATTTGATTTACTTGCCCACAATCCGTCAGGTTGTGCAATAGTTCCAGCATACCACAATCTGTTTTGATGAAATGTAACAGCTCCAGGGAATCCTCGAAGAACAGAATAAGACTGCTCAGACCAGTTCGTAGCTGGCGCATGTGTTTCGAGGAAGGGAGTGCCACCACCAGCTACAGAGTCGTTTGCATTTGCCGCCGCATTAAAAGTAAAAACATTATCATCAATTACTTCAAGAACTGTTCTTGAGCCATTGAGATTGCTTGCGGCAATGCCACCAACTGTATTTGCATTTGATACCACAAAAGCATCACCAGCAGAGAATCCATGATTTACTAACGTAACTGTAACAGTAGCCACGCCATTGTCAGTCCGAAAAGAATCAACCTTTAGTTTTTTCTTCAAAGTAGCAAGAGCATTACCAGTTGCCTGAGTTGCTGACTGAACAGAAGTAATTGTTATTTCTTGGTCATGGTACTTTATTGTAAGACCAACATGTTTTGAATCAGGATAGTTACCACCTGATTGTGAGCCAGTTAAATCCCAATAGGCTTCACTTGTTGTAAGAGTAATGCCGTTACCAGAACTAGCTGATGGGTCAAGTGTAACACCCAAGTCTTGAAACTGAAAATAAGGCTGGTAAATCTTTGCACCAGCAGATTGTGTATCAAATGTTTTTGTCTCCATTTGAAATGATGTTAGTCCAGTACGCACAAGCTTACGCACCATAAATGTTTGATGTGCTATAAACATAACATCACCAGCTTGTGCATAAGTAACCTCATGCATATTTAGATTTGTAATTGGAATATTTGCACCACTTGAATCTGCTGTCAGAGTTGCCGCTAACGTCACATTGTTACTCGTATCTATTTGAAATACTCTTATCTTCTGGTGTTCCAGAGAAACAATATATCTCTCATCATCAGAAAATATAAATGGCACCAGCCTATGTTGCTGGACTTTCGCAGTATCAATTGATGTATCGAACTCATATATCTTCTTGAGACCAGCGCGTTTGATAACACCACCTTCTGCTCTTAGAAAAAAGTTCTCAATCTTTTGTGCAGAGTTATTGTATACTCTTGTATCTGTTCTTGATATCAAACTAGGACTAACTTCACCAAACTGAAAGTTTGTAAGAGGTACTCTTGCTTTCTGCATTAGCTTCTCCTAAAAGCACTAAATCTTGTTTGAGGTATAGTCCTTGTTGTTTGTTGTTGTGAATCTATGTTTCGAGCTTTCAACATAGCTCTATCTGCCATCGTTGACATTAACTGCATAAGCTGTCCATCTCTTGCAATAGAAGTAGCGAAAGCAGAAGCCAATCCATACTCAAGAGCAATAGTAAAATAACTTGGAAAGTTTTCTTCTGTCGCTCGGAATGTGAAGTCAGCAATAACTTCATCTTGAGTTGATGTATCAGCAAATACCATGTCACCATATATTTGATATTGGATTTGTGCATCGTTTACAGTAACGGCATGAACCAGCAATGTATCTGCTGGTAATTGATATGCAAAGTCATATCGACCAGTTGGAGCGTCTGTCAATCTGTTAAGAACAGCTTGGTTAGTTGCAAATCTCCAACGTGTATTTGATAAAGCACTGCGGCAGATATCTTCATAGAGACTCCCAGCTACTAATGATTCTGTTGTACCATCAGTAAAAGAAGTTATCGGTTCAGCTCCTATCAAGATAAGAGCGCGACTCGATATATCTATTGCGCTATCTGCCGCAGTTGAAGTCATTAGTCGCTGTCTGTTTCAGCAATAGGTGTACCATTAGATACATCTACTACAGTCCCAGTATTTGACAAAACGGTCACAAAGTTTGTCGTAGGAGTGTTTGTATCAGCAACAATAATAACATCTCGAACAGCTAGCATGTTTGCGGCATCATTAAAATAACCTTCAGAGTTTACAGCCGCAATAGCGTCTGTAGTTGTATAAGCCCAAAGATTGAGATTAGATGCACCAGCTAATCGAGATAATCCACTAGCACTATAAGCCATGTCAATATCTCCTATGTGTTATTGTCTAGGACTTCATAGATACCATTGTCATCAATGACAGTAGCACCCATAGACATCATAGACGTTGCAAGATGTGACGCTCTCTCTGGAACATAGTTAAGTTCAGTTTGAACATCAGAGTTAATACCAAGACCTACGGCTGTAGTATGATATGCCATATTCTTTCCAGCTGTGATTGCCGCAGTTGAAAAGATTTGGAAACCAAGAAATTGTTTCATGGTCATACCACCAGCAAATGGTAGATTCTGCTCACCCACAAAATCGGACGATGCAAACTCATTTATGTTAAATAAATCTGCAAAACCCTTTGGATGCATCGCAAGATATCTGCCACCATCTTCAGGGATGTTTGCAGTACCGAAGGTTTCAAACAATGTCAACAAGTCTGCTTTTTCAACAGCACCACTTGTGTCATGAATCTGAGTTGAGTTTGCACCAGCATCCATTGCTGTATACAAAATCTCATCAGTCTTACGACCAAGAGCCGCCGCCGCTGAAGTCGCAACTGCTTGTCTTTCATTGATGTTTGTTTTTAGCTCATCCAATTTGTCGATATATTCTGCGGCATAGAAGTCACTCATTGTCGCCTCGACGTTTGTATGCGCTAGTTCCATGGGAGTCACAAGACCATTTCTGGACTTGGTACTCGCACTTCCAGTTCCAATCTTCTGGAAACGTACAACGTTACCAGTCACATTGTTTGCCATTCGTACAGTGTTTCTAAGCTTAGAACCCATACGCTGATAAGCAAGGTGAACTTCAGATTCGAACTGCTTAATAAAGGCTGTGTCAATAGTACTCGCCATATTAGCACCTCATAAGTTAAGTTTCAGTTTCCGCTTCCGATTGTCCTTTGCTATTTTCAACGAAGTTATCCGTGTAGGGCTTCTCTAATGCAGTACGGGTCTTTCACTTAATCTATTATTAGACTCAAATTTATTTAAATTGCAATAGAAAACTCGCACAAACTCATGGTCATTGATAAAATACTGCTGATTTTCTACCTGAAAGCCTATCCATTTCAGCCATCTAATAGTTTTTTCATGGTCAATTGGCACATAATTTTCTACTACATCGTAGCCTATAGCAAGAAAACTAAGTATAAGTTTGCTATGTTTGTAGAATGATTTCCAAATATCATCCACTTCATCAGTACCGAGAAACCAAATCTTTCCAGTATGCATGTACTTATCCATAGAAGTGATGCCGCACATAGCTATTGGTTTTTTCTTATGACAGATTGTAAATCCTCTTGCACCTTCTTCTTCAAATGGCACATGAAGAGCAATCATGGGTGTTACCCCAACCAATGCACACTCCCTGATATCAGGTAAGCGCATATTATCGAGAATAATATCAACATCAGATACAACGCATGGTCTGAACTCAAGGTTGCCTCTGGTTATATATGTCAATACTTTATCGGTTTTTTTACTTTTTTTTTGGTCATCTGTTATACATCTTCTTAAATCCTTCATCAACCATTTTGACAAAGGCTGGGTCGCGTTGGTTAGGACTGTAGTATCGAGGGTCTTGCATCATTTCTTTTAACTTATCATCTGTAAGAACTGCAACTGGTTGACCAGTTCCTGATACTGGATTTTCTTTGAGAGACTCCATCATAAACTCAACAACCTTAATGCCATCTGCTGTAGCACATAAATCATCAATAGCTGGTCGTAAGTCTTCTGGAAAGTTTGCTTCTACAAAAGAACCAACTGCACTTACACGCTCTTCTGCATGGTCACCAAGTTCTTGCATTTCATACTCAACATCATAGCCATCATTGACAGCTTCATGAAACATCATAATACCTTCTTCAAATTCTTTTTGGCTAAAACCATTTTCAAAAGCATGGTCAGCCCACCAGTTGAGAAGTTCATTATCTTGCGCCGCTTCGTCATCAATTACATCAGGTAATATGTAATCACCTACTTCTGCTGGTCTATCAGCATATGCTTCAGCTTGTATCTCTTCCATAACAGCATTGCGTATTTCTTCTTCTTTTTGACCAATCTTAGATTCTAAATTAGTGTAGCTATTAGCTAAATCTTCAGGAGAGTTAAATTTTTCAGGTAGCCATTCAGGTCTTGCATCAGCATATTCCTGAGGAACTTCTATTGTTTGTTGCTCTTGTGGTTCTGATTGTTCTTCACTCATTTGTTTTCACCTTATGTCCATGTTGAATACGTCTTTCTATTAAGCCAACAATATATCGCTGACCTTCTGCATGTCGGAGTGTATCGTTAGTTACAGCTGAACCATGTACAGCTTCTATTGTTACACTTCTTAAATACTTGAGAACTTCTGCTCCAGCTGGAGATGAAAACAGAGAAACAAAATTTAATGATATATTCTGTTCATCAGATGTTCCTCTTGGGAATCCATCTAAGCTTGAGATATTAGTTGGCTTGTTCATTCATAGTCCCTTCTTGTGGCATCATACCTTGTTGTTGCATCATTGCTTGTTGTTGTTGTAGCTGTTGTGCCATAGCAATAATCTGTTTACGTTCCTCCAAGTCTCTCAAGAGATAATCTGGAACGCCAAACTTCTTGGCTAGATATACAGCAGTTTCTTCTGAATTGATAAGAATATTAACTAACTCAGGTCCAAAACGAACACCAACCATTTCTAAAAACCTATTGATTGATGTGATGTCTTGGTTTGATTGCGCTTGCGATAGTGGTGAAACAGAACGAACTTTGATTTGTCTGCCATTGATTGTCGGTATTTTTATACGCCCTTGCTTCTTCAATATGTACACCACACGCTGGAGAACTGGCTGTACCAACTCAGCTTGCAGTCGACCAAATGCAGAACCAATACGTCTTGACAAATCTGCCATACGTTCTGCTATTTCTGTAGCACTTGCTGGCGTTCTATCTGGATTGCCAAGCATATCATTATACAATGCTCTCTTTATATTTAGTCTCATGTCTGAGAGTATGATGTTTGCTACATCAAATGACCCAGCCGCCTTAACTGGTTGCAGTCCAGCAGAGTTAGGCGCTTTTGGTATGACTGTCCCAGGCACTAGATTAATTGTATCAGGATTGATAACACCATCATCATCCATCTGATACACACCAGATATAGCCATTTGTGCATTTTCTAATATAAGTTCTATTGTAAGATTGGTAGTCTTAATTGCACTTAATGCATTGATAAGTGGACCTCGACCATAGACCGCACCGGGGTCTTTGCTCCAACGAAAACAAATAAAAGGGTTACTTCCAGTACCTTTGTACTCTTCATACTTCAGAAGACACTTTGTATTGATATCAAAGATAATGCAGTAATATGCATCTTCATTTGGCTTAGTATAGTTACGACAGATAATCTCAAGAACCTTTGTTCTAGCATCTGGAGTAGCTGTCATTTGACTTTGAAGTCGTGGATTTATTTTTGCTTTAGGATATAGTATCTTCAAGTCAGAATACCGAACATCCCTCTCTCGATAAACATGGTCAATCCTATCGTCAGGACCAACATCCAAAACAACATGAGGAAGAGGCAAAGCTGTAAAATTAACAGGATTAATAGCATCGCCCTCCTCGACATGAAGAACACCAGTACCAAGTGCCAAGTCCATAAATGATTCATGTACTTCCTGACCAAAGTTTGAGTTCTGAATAACCTCAAAGACATATTCAGTTACCTCTTCGAGTTCGTTATTTACGCCATCGCGTTGTTCTTTAGGCACCTCACTACCAGCAGTAAAGTCAGCCCAACGAGCAAAGTTAGGAACAAGACCAGCTTGTAGTCGCGACGCAAACTCCTGTACTCCAACAACAGCAGTCTCATCAAAGATTTTATCATCTCTTCTTTCACCTATTGATTGTGTAGCGAAAGTTTGACGCATAGGTAATGCATACTCATAACACTCATCGAATAAACTTTCCCAGCGTTGTCGTACTGACTTTGCACTTTCATACTTTTTTAAGAATGAATTTATTAGCTCTTCATCGCCATGCATTAGCCGTACATTCCTCCACCACTAAGAGGACTTCTGAATCCTATTCCACCACGATTAGAAGTGTACAAAGCTCTTCTACCTCGCGTTCCTCTCATAACAGTTTGACCTTTTTTCTTGCCAGTTTCATAAGTTAAAGAAGTTTTTATTGGCTGTTCTTGAGCTATCGTATCTTCAAGCTCATCTTGTCTACGCTCGATAGTTTTCTTTTTTTCTTCAGCTTCTTTTGATTTTTGTTCTTCACTTACAACTGGGCTTGTTTTCTCAGGTTCTCGACCACCACCACCACCAAAACACATATCCAATCTCCTTATAGTCTATTCCAGAATGAACCACTTTTTCTAACATTAGCCGTTCTTTTAAAAATATCAAAGCCTTTTCTCGCATTGAAAGCTTTGACTGGCTTTTGACCAGCTATCAAACTACGACCCTCACCAGCACCAAGCATCATATATTGCAAGGCATCATGGATATGAGAGTACATATTTTTCTCAGGTTTATCGTCATAGCGTTCTCCAGATACTTGCATACGTCTATAGCAGTAGCCTCCTTGAAAACCTTTGACTAATGTCTGACATCTTCTGTCTATCAAGAAAGATGGCAGTCCCTCAGACATCTTAGTAAGTTGAGAAGCAACAGCTTCAAGCCGTAGGTCTACACTATTGCTAGGAGCTGGTACAGCTTTTAGCCCAGCTCCTCGAAGTATTTGAAAAGGAGTTGATTCATCTGTTTGCGCTCGGAAGTCACCAGCTGGGTCGCCATATATGTAGACATCGAGACCACTAAATCGTGTAGCTATTTCTTGTCGCAGTAACTCAGCAAATCGTACAACACCCATATCAATTGCAACTATCTCAGCTTGCACCAGCCATCGACCTCGAACCTTTTGACCAAATACAGCAGAAGGAGTTAGTCCAAAGTCAATACCAACATATAAAGGTATTCCAGCGGCAACTGGTATTTCTTCAGTAGCAAGATGTGTTTCAGTTACAAAGTCAGGATAAACTGGCTTACCCTCTTGAATCAATCCTAGTCTGTTCATTACATAAACATCTATCCAGCTTTTGGTCTTACCTCTTATGAGATTAGGATAATATGTTGCAAGAATATTTTTTTTGTTTTCTGCGTCTTTATTCAGAGAATAAGAAGTTACTTCTTTTTTATCATTGAATATTTCTGTCATTGCTGGTGGCTGGACAAAGAATCTCCAGTTATCTGGCTTCACTAACATCGTAGCTTGTTCTCGAGGAATGTGGTCAGGTATCGGAACTTCTCCTGACATGATTGCCCACCAATGGTCTTCTTCTGGTGCGTTTGTATCACATATTACACCAGACCAACTAGCGCCACCATCTCTCATACTTGGGTATCTACCAACACGCATTGTACACGCATCAATAATACTTTTTGGTATCTCTCTTGCTTCGTTGACCCATATACCAGTAAGCTCCAAAGACAAAAGTTTTTTAACATCTTCTGGTCTATCTAACGCTAAGAATATAACTTCTAGGTCTAAGTCATTAACAGTAATGTGATGAGTATAAGGAACTGACCACTTAAAGTTACCCCAGTCCGATTCTGGAAACCAGTCTAACCATGTCTTTATTGTTGTAGTTCTTAGCTGGGGATTGGTGTTTCGGATAACAGCCCATCGAGATTTCCGAACTCCATCATCATTTGGCTTCTGCTCGAGAGCCCTTCGGAATACTTCAACACAACATCCAACAGATTTACCAGAACCAACTGGACCTCGGATACCACGAAAAAAACTATCATCTTTCATAAACCCTTTGAGAATATCCCCATCAGGTTTGTACTTAAAGTCTGTCACCTTTATCTACGCCAGTTCTTATCATTGCTTCTGCAACCTCAGGTCCAATGTTCTCGATGACATTATCTAGCATTTTATTAGTAACGAAAGAAGCTCCATGTTTTTCATCAAAGTATTGAAAGTGTATTTCTTTTACTATGCGTCTTAAATATCTATGCTCTTCTGGTTTGAGGTTGTTTATAAAGCTCATGCAAATCTCCTATAGAGTGCCGTCTTTTTTGCTATTTGCTTTGGTTGAGAAGAAAATTGTTTCCCTTTCTTCTTTGCTTTTCTTTTCTCTGCTGTGGTTCGTGCGTACTCTTCTGCTGACAAAGCTTGTATTGCTTTCTTTGGTAGATACCTTTCCCCAGTCACGGAAGACTTCTTGCCACTTTTCGTTTGCCAGTCTTGTTCTCCCCAAGCTTTGAGACTTCTCTGTGACCTCTTCATTAGGTATAGCCACCTCCAGCCGCTTTATATCTTTTTGCTAGTAACTGTGCCTTTCGAGCAGACCATTTGCCAGCCGCTGTGCCTTGAACATTCGCCGCTTTGATTCGATTGAACAAGGCTTTACGCATCTTTGGTTTGGTATAGTTACCAGCCGCGTTAACTGCCATTCATCTTCCCCTTGTCATACAAAGGTTTCTTTTTCTTCATCTTAGATTTCATAATTTTTTTCTTTAGAAATTCAGGTAAAGTTTTTTGTTTATCAGTAAGTCCAGGCATTATTTCTTTTTCCTTTTCATGTTTAAGAAAGCTCTCAAAGTATTCTTTTTTATCTTGCCAGCTTTCTGCGCTTTGTCAATTTCATCTTGAGTAACGGCGGCATAAGACTTTCCTCTCCAAGTAAAGTTCATACCTTTACCAGCTTTCCTATCTTTCAAGCCTTGTCTAAACGCTTCTTTAAATGTCATGTCACTCTTGCCAGAGGTTGTAGAAGAAGTACCAATTCTAGACTTCTGGCTGTCAGACATCGCCGCTTTAGACCTTCGTACAGCTCCTCTCTTCTGAGCATCTGACATAGTAGATGTTGCTCTCCTAGTTCTTCTTTGTGCATCAGACATTGTAGATGAAGCTCTGTTGAGCGTACTTCTCTTTTGCTTATCACTCATAGAATCAGAAGCATCCATCTTATTTGCTTTTTGAGCATCAGGCATAGAACTCTTTGCTTTTCTTACCTGAGATAATTTTTTACCAGCATCTGATTTAGATGACTTAGCTACCTCAGTCATTCTCTTTGTTCTCTCAGCAGAACCAGATAAAGTTCTTACAGCTTGTTTATCTACTTCTCCCTCACCAGAAGCACGTCTCTTCATCTCTTTGCCAATACCACCACTTTCTCTGCTGGTCTTTAATGAAGCTTTTATTCTAGCTCTTAATGCTTCGTTTGATTTCTTTGGAGTCCCATCTTTATTATGGGTCTTACCATATTTCTTATCCCAAGCTTTTGCCGCCCTTCTCGATGCAGTATAATTTTTGTGATAGGTTATCTTAGGTCTCGGTGGTGCTTTGCCACTTCTTTTAAACTCTGCGGTTTTTTCTTCAGCCATTTGATTCTCCTTTGGTTCTGGATTTTCACCCTACTTTTTTCTTTGAACTCTTAGCCTTATTACGCTTACTAATAGCTTTTGCCTTTGCTCGAGCATCAGCCTTACTACTTGCTCCCCATGCCCTTAGACTTAGAAGAAGCCTTGTTGGTTTTCCGTCCTTGTACTCTGGACCTTTTGCGTTCCCCATCCTTGCTAGGAAGCTTGCTCTTCGAGGATTGTCTCCTGACTTTACTGGTGCTTTGAGGTTCATTCCCTGTTTTCGAGCTGACGCTCTTCCTGCCGCGTTTAGCCCTCCCTTTGGGTTCTTTCCTCCCTTGCGTTGCCACAGTGGTGTCTTCGCCATGAACAATCTCCTTTTCAGAAAGACTATCTACGTTCTGTTTTGTTTGCAATAACTTTTTAAGTAGACCAGCCATCATTACACCAACTCTCATGTTGAAACTCCTTTTTTGAAAAATAATGTCAGGGCAAGACCATCGCATCGACATGCCTGTGCAGTTTTTGACCCCCTACGGGGTCATAACTGCTGTCAACCCTGTCGTATATATATCTGTGTAGTTGTACGCTCTGCAAGCATCGCAGACAAC